CACTAGAGAGAATTGCAGACTTCTATGAAAAGGGTCTGCATGTTGATATTGATCATGCACATATAGATGACATAGGCGAAATACATGGTGATGTAGTTACGCATCCTAAACAGTTCTAAATAACACACACTGCTTTTTTTAATTATGGCATCCCAACAGACTGTTAAGTTTACTATTAAACAAGATGGTACTATTGCTGAACAAGTAATTGGTGCGAAAGGAAACGAATGTATGCTAATTACTGAAAGGATTGAAAATAAGATTGGTGAGGTAGTAAGTAGAGAATTTAGTCCTGCTTTCTATGAGACTGAAGCTGTTGATGAATATGTACACGACTCAGAGGGATGTTAAATGTCACACTTCACTACAATAAAGACTAAGCTAAAAGAGCGTCCTTATTTAATTGAAGCATTAGAGCTATTACAATATAATGTTAAAGAAGATCAAGAATTGGTTATTGCAAACCCAGATCACGCTGAGAATCATCCTGTGGTTCATGCGGAAATTGCTATATCAGAAGATATTGGATTTCGTTGGAATGAAACAACGGAATCTTTTGATCTTTATTGTGATCGTGGTACTTGGAATCTTAATGTTCCTGTAGAAAGGTTTATTGATAAGGTGAATCAACAATACTCAAGAATGTCAATACATAACATAGCAAAAGAAGAAGGATTTGAAGTATTGGAAGAGTGGGAAATGGATGATAATAGTATTGAATTGGTTGTCACTAGATGGAATTGAGAAAATAGGGTATAAATAACCTTTGACACATGTGCCAATATAATGGCAGATATAAAATCTAAATCCTATAAAGATATTACTCTCGACTTTGTACCAAATCCTGTAACAGGTGATTTGAATGTAATAAAGAATGAGAGAGCAATAATGCGTTCTGTTAGAAACTTAGTTCAAACTAGGTTGCAGGAACGCTTCTACAATCCAGAATTAGGGTCAGATGTGTATGATACATTATTTGGTTTCTGCGATGTTGCTACAGGAAGTGTTCTTGCAAGAGACATAAAAAGTCTTTTATCTCTTTGGGAACCAAGAATTGATGAGATTATAGTAGAAGCAGATCCAAGACCTGATTTAAATGAATTTGAAATAACTATTTCATACGAAATAGTAGGTGAACCATTAGCTAGGTCGTCATTTTCGTTCATTTTAGAAGCAACTAGATAAAAACATGCCTGTAACTAAGTTTACTAACCTTGATTTTGATCAAATTAAGGCTCAAATAAGATCTTATCTTAGAGCAAACAGTAATTTTACTGATTTTGACTTTGAAGGATCAAATATATCGATGCTAATTGATATATTGGCGTATAACACCTATATTTCAGCGTTCAATAGTAATATGGTAGTGAATGAATCCTTCTTGGATTCAGCCACATTAAGAGAAAATGTCGTTTCTTTGGCAAGAAATATTGGATATGTACCTAGATCTCGTAAATCTGCTGAAGCAATTATAAATTTCAACTTCAAATTCAACGGAAATAGTAATACTGTCAAATTAAGGAAAGGTTTAGTTTGTGTTGGTGCTCAAAATAACACTTCTTTTACATTTTCGATACCAGAAGACATAACTGTTGTTAGTCCAATAGATGCTGGAAGCAATATTTTAACAAATCCACCAAGAACAGCTGTATTTAACAATTTAAGTGTATATCAAGGTACACTTTTAAAGAAATATTTTAATGTAAACTCCAGTTTAGATCAAAGATTTATATTAGATAACTCATTTATTGATACTGCATCAATTAGAATCTTTGTAAGGAAGTCTGGATCTACTTCTGGGTTAGAATATTCAAAAATAGACAATATTACAAGCGTAAATGAGAAATCCAATATCTATCTTATACAAGAAATAAAGGATGAGAAGTATGAATTGCTATTTGGTGATGGATTATTTGGTAAAAAATTAGAAAATGGTGATATCATTGAAGTTAGTTATATTATTACTGATGGAAAAGCAGGAAATGATGGTAAAAACTTCTCATTTAGTGCTGAAGCAGTAGATGATGCTGGAAATCCTCTTTCTGCATCACAAAGTCCTGTTATAACAACGATTCAAACTGCCAAGGGAGGCGGTGATATTGAAGGTATAGACTCAATTAAGTATATTGCACCTAGAGTCTATTCATCACAGTACAGGGCGGTTACAGCAAAGGATTACGAAGGTATTATACAGAGTGTTTTCCCTGATGCAGAGTCTGTTTCAGTGATTGGTGGGGAAGAATTGGATCCTCCTGAATTTGGTACAGTTATTTTAAGTGTAAAACCTCGAAATTCTACTTTCTTATCCGATTTTACTAAAGTTCAGATACTAGAAAAGTTAAAAAGTTACTCAATTGCAGGAATTAACCAAAGAATAGTAGATCTCAAGGTTATTTACTTAGAACTTGATGTTACTGCATATTATAATTCAAATATTTTCAGTGATAAAGATGGTTTAAAGTCTCAACTTACTGATTCTTTGACAACTTACGGAAAATCTACTAATTTAAATGCATTTGGTGGTAGATTTAAGTATTCTGATGCTTTAAAAGTTATAGATGAAACAAATAGTGCATTTACATCAAATATTACAACTCTAACTATAAGGAGAGATCTAAAACCAGTATTTAATACCTTTACACAATACGAATTATGTTTTGGTAATGCTTTTCATGTTAATCCTGAAGGTAAAAACATAAAAAGTACTGGATTTACCGTTGAAGGTAATGGTAATACTGTTTACTTTACAGATCTTCCACATTCAGACGGAAAAACAGGAGATATTGCTGTAATTCAGTTAACTGAATTATCAGGAGATAATGCACCTGTCATTATTCCTTCAGCTGGGACTGTTGATTATGTAAAAGGTGAAATTATCATTAATACTATCAATATTACAGGAACTTCTCGTGCTTCTGGTTTGATTGAGATTCAAGCATATCCAGAATCAAATGATGTTATTGGATTAAAAGATTTGTTCCTTCAATTAGACATGTCTAATAGTGCGATAAATATTGTGAGAGACACCATATCTTCTGGAGAACAAATATCTGGAATTGGATATAAAGTCACATCTAGTTATTCAAACGGCTCCATCATTAGATCTTAAAAACGGATGATCGAAACATATAGCCCATTATCTTCAAGAGTAAAGACCTACCAGGTAGTTGCTGATCAAACTCCAGAGTTTGCTGTTGCGGAAAATCCTCTTCTAGAGAATTTTTTAGAACAATACTATATTTCTCAAGATTACCAAGGTGGACCTGTAGATATTGGAGAGAATATTGATCAATATATCAAACTTGATAACTTAACAAAAGATGTTATATCAGGTATAGTATCAACTTCTTCGGATATTGATGTTACTGACGATACTATTACTGTTGCAACCAATACTAAAGGGTTTCCATCAGAATGGGGTCTCTTAAAGATTGATGATGAGATTATTACATATACAGGAGTAACTGAAAACAGCTTTACTGGTTGTATTAGGGGATTTAGTGGAATTACCACATATCATGCTGAACAGGATGTTAAAAATTTAAAATGGACAGATAGTATTGCTGCATCTCATGTATCAGGTTCAAGTATACAAAATTTAAGTGCATTATTTCTTCAAGAATTTTATGATAAGTTAAAATCGCAATATTCACCTGGTTTAGAAGGTGTACAGTTAAGTCCTACTTTAGATGTTAATAATTTTGTAAAAGAAGCAAGAAGTTTATATGAATCTAAAGGTACTGACGAATCTTTTAAGATTTTATTTAAAGCATTGTTTGGTTTAGAACCAAAAATCAATGATCTTGAAAAATACCTTATAAAACCATCATATGCCAATTATTTAAGAAGACAATCTTTTGCTGTACAGGTAGTTTCTGGAGATCCAAATAAGTTAGTAGGTCAAACACTGTATCAAGACAATGAGATAGGTAATTTATTAGTAAATCAAGCTAGTGGACCTATTTCTGAAGTTGTACAGATCAGAGATGACTATTATCGTATTTCTGTCTTTATTGGATATGATGATAGGGACTTAATTCAAGGTTCATTTGTTGTACCAGGAAGAACACAAGCAATTGGTAATATTGGGTTAGGAGCAACAGTTATTACTGTTGATTCTACTATTGGATTTGGTCAAACTGGTATTATTGAGGTTGGGGTATCCACAGAAACCGATTATCAACAATTAACTTACACTGAAAAAACAATAAATCAATTTATTGGTGTAACTACTACAACAAAGGATATATCATCTACTAAAAATATCTTTACACCTACAATTGTGTATGGTTACGAAGATAATGATACTTCAAAACCAGTTAATATGAAAATAACTGGTGTTTTAAGTAAATTTGATTCTCTTGAAGATTTATATGGATTATCTGAGACTTCTAAGATTAATGTTAAGAACCTTGGAAGATTTATCACCAATCCTCAAATAGGAAAGACCTTTGAACAGATTTTCTTCAATTCTTGGGTATACAATACTAGTACAAGGTATTTGATTGATGATTTAACTGGTTCCACATTTACTTTATTGGGTGAAATTGAAAAATCTAGTTTAAAGGTTGGTGATAGGATTGAATTGTTAATAAGAAACACAGAAACTGTTGTTGCAACAGAATTAATTGTTACTTATGTCAATACTACCAATAACTCTATTAGTGTATCTGGTACTTTCACGACTACAGCTGGATTATCATATGATATAAGAAGAATACAAGAAAAAGCAATAAGTAGTATAGTTCCTATTGTTGGTGGTCAAAATCAAATTTTATCTAGTGTTTCTAATACTTATATTTTAGATAAGAAGTATTCAGAAAGTAGTAAAAAGGAAGGATTTGTAGCTTCTAACTCTATTCCATCATATTCAATTGATACTGATAAAGTACATGCTACTTTAACGAATCCATCAGTATCTGGTGGATCATGGGATGGATATCAGACTTTAACTAACAAATATACCACTATTTCCTTTCCACAGAATGTTCCATTCAGAACAGGTGAAGAAATTGCTTATGTTCCAGTAGGAAGTACTACTCCTATTGGTGGGTTAACTGCAGATTCATATTTTGTAGAAGTATTAGCGCAAAAGAACAAAATTAAATTATATCCTTCAAGATCTTTTATTCCATCAGGAATTGCAGTTGAATTTTCTCCTCCAGATACTTTAACTGGATCTCACGATTTTGTTAGAGTTGAGCAAGCAAGAAAATCAATTTTTCCAGCTAGAACTCTTAAAAGGTTTATTCTTGACCAAGATTTAACTAAAGGCACTCAACAAAAGACAACTTCTGAAAGAACCTTAGATGGTAATACAGGAATGTTGATAAATGGTGTAGAAATCACCAATTATAAGTCTGACAAGTATATTTACTATGGTCCTTTAAATTCATTAGATATTGTCAATGCTGGTACTGAATATGATGTTCTCAATCCACCAAGTATAAGTATTGAGGATAATAATACAGGAATTAATACTGCATATGGTAAATTATCAATTGGCGGTTCAATTACTGATGTTTTAATTGATCCAGTTGATTTTGAAGTTAAAAAAGTTATTTCTATCGATATACATGGTGGTAATGGTAGTGATGCAAAAGCACAAGCAGTAACAGAATTAAATTATAGATTATTTACATTTAATGCAAAATCTTTTTATAATGGAGGTAATATTGATGCTTTAGATGGAAAAGGTGGAAGATTTATAATGGATAAACCACATTATTATAAATCTGGTGATAGAGTAGTTTATAGTGCTAATAATAATAATGTAGTTGGACTCCACACTGTTGCATCTGTTGGTGTAGATACTTCTTTAGTTGAGGGTCAATCTTATTATGTTGGTGTGACAAGTGCAACTATATTTAAGTTGTATAGAACAAAATCTGATGCTGTTTCTGGTATTGCTAATACTGTAGGATTTGGTACAACTGCTACTGATTTAAATAGTGGTATTCATCAATTTAGAGATTATCATACTAAGAGGCGCATATCTAGAGTTAATATGCTAGATGGTGGGTCTGGATACACTAATAAGACAATTTCTGTTTTACCTACAGGAATTAGTACATCTAGAGACTTTATTGAATTTGACAATCATGGATTTGAAAATGGTCAAGTAGTTCATTATGGTATATCAACTAGCGTATCAGCTTCTCCTATTACTGGATTAGCAGTAACTTCACAGTATCAAATACTAACTCTTGATGAGAATAGATTTAGATTATGCTATTCTGGTATTGCTACAACAAGAATTCCCGATAAAACAAATTATAAAAACAAAGAATATGTGAGATTTACTGGTATTGGAACTGGTTATCAACATTTTTCATATCCTCCAGTAACTGTTGATGTTAATGTTATTACAGATTCAGATACTCCAGTAGTTCTAGAATCAAATCCCATTGTTCGTGGTAAGGTTGTAGGTACTGTATTATATGATAAAGGTAGAGATTATGGATCTAATATTATCAATTTTGAAAAAGCACCTTCAGTTAATGTAAATTATGGTGCATTTGGACAAATTGGATTGATTATAGTTAATGGAAGAATTATTGATGCATTTGTCCAAAGTAGAGGATCTAATTATGATGGTCCTCCTGATTTAACAGTAGTTGGTGTTGGTAGTGCTTTTGGTGCTAAACTTCGTGCTGTTATGGATGGTAGTGAGATATCATCAGTTATTGTATTATCTTCAGGAGTTGGATATGCTTCATCTACTACAAGTGTACAAGTAAAAGCTCCAGGAGATGCTGCAACATTATCTACAAGAGTTAGATTACTAGTTGCTAATAAAGTTGAAACTAGTGGAACATCCAATGGTGATTATCTAACTCCAGTTGACGGTGGATTAGCTGTAGAATCAGTTGCTTATGGAGCAACCGTTAGAAATGCGTTTGGTGATAATGGAGGTGGACATTCTCCTATAGTTGGTTGGGCATATGACGGAAATCCCATATATGGAGCATATGGTTTAACTGATGTTGATAATATTCAGTCTACATCAAAAAGAATGAGTTCTTCTTATAGACTTGATAGTAGCAAAGTTTATAATAGACCATCTTTAAGTGAGTATGAAGCAGGATTTTTTGTAGAAGATTATTATTATGACTCAAATGGAGATTTAGACGAACATAATGGTAGATTTACAAAAACTCCAGATTTTGAAGAAGGAGTTTATGCATATTTTGCAACTATTGATATTAATAGTACTCCACAATTCCCATATTATATTGGTAACACTTTTAGAGGATTTCCTTTAACAGTTAATACTGTAGCAGGTGAAAAAATTAAACAAAGTAATTATGATTTTGAAAATTCAAATTTAGTACGAAATACCTTTCCATATAAGATGTTTGGAGATGGAGTTTCTTATGATTTTGTATATCAACCATATAAACAGATTCCTAATGTTGCAACACCTAATAGAATCAATATTGGTTCAGTAGAAAGTCTAAACATAACATCTCCTGGTACAGGATACACTATAGGAGCAAAAATTAATTTTATTGATGATGGTACTGGTGGAAGTGGTGCAAGTGCTTTTGTTAATTTACTGCAGGGTAAAGATATTAATAAAATTGACACAACATTTGAACAATATACTAATGTAGTTTTTGAATGGAGAAATAATAAAGTTATTGGTCATTTTGATCCAAATCATTCATTGAATCTTAATGATTATGTTCAAGTTGCTGGATTATCAACTAGCATCAATAAACTTAATAATTCGCATACTATTAGTTCTTTAAATATTTCATCCACTCTATTAGAAGATGGATTTGTTGGAGTTACTACTGATATTAGAGTTCAATATATTCCACCAACAGTTTCAACTGGTGCTACAATTGGATTTTCAACATTAACACCATCTTCGGTAGGAATTGGAACAACTGTACAAATAGGACAAGAAACTGCTAGAATTCTTAATATATTTAAAGATGATGGAGTTCTAAGAATTCGTAGATCATCTGGAGTTGCTACTTCTGGTATAATTGGATTAGGAGTGTCATATTATGCTGATGAAATTGAAATTCCTTTAGTTACTGATAAATTTGAATCTACACCTAATAGAAAGATATATTTTAATGCTGAAGAATCAGTTGGAATTGGAACAACTGTAGGACAAACAATAACTAGAAATTATCAATATATTGGAGTTACTAAATCTAGATCTTTAAAGACTCAAGAAATATATTTGAAAGAACATGGTCTTAAGACTAATGATGTTTTAAATTACACAAAAGCTCCTAGTGGAACTACTTTAGGAATAAAAACTGATGGAATTGGAAATACTTTCAATATGCCATCTATAGTTTATGCTGTAAGAAAGACTGAAGATACTATCGGTGTAAAAACTACCAAAACATCCAATGATGTATTTTTTGTAGTTGGTGGTGGTGATTATAATGATGCTCTTTTTGAGGTTGTACCAAGTAAGCAAGTTACTGGAAATGTAGAGAAAATTACATCTACTATTCAAACTGCAGAAAATCATGAATTACAAAATAATGATAATATTCAATTAATTGTCCAACCTGGTCTTTCTACTGGTATTGGAACAACAACTTTTGCAACTGTTAAAGTTATTGATGATTATTTAATAATTAATCCTCTTAGTGTTGAACCATCTGGAATAAACACAGTTAATAATAGAATTACTGCATATCAACATAATTTAATAACTGGTGATAAAGTTTTATACTATGGATCTAATCTTCCTGGTGGAATTTATCAAAGAGAATATTATGTTGTTAAAATTGATGATAATACGATTCAATTAGCGAATACTCTCAAAGAAACTCAAGGAACTCCTAATGTTGTTGATATTACTAGTGTTGGTATTGGGTCTTGGAGTATTAATCCAATTAACCCACAATTAAGACCATTTAGAAGTAATGATATCATATTTGATATGAGTGACCCTAGTTTAGTAGATAATAATTTAAAATTCTATTATGATAGTAATTTCTTTAATGAATTTGTTGGATCTGGCACAAGTCTTGGATTTGAAATAGTTGGTGTTAGTACTTTAGCAACTGTTGGTGTTGCATCAACAAATCCTAATTCTGATAGTCATCCAACTATAACAGTTAAATATTCTGAAACTTCTCCAAAAATATTATATTATAGTTTATTCACTAATGCTGGTATTAGTACAGCTGATGATACAGTTTTTAATGGTTCTCAAATCAAGTATATTGATAGTTCATATACTTTAGATTATCCAGTTACAAGTATTGGTGATACTACATTTACAATCAATTTAAAATATAAACCAGAATCTTTAAATTATAAATCTTTAGATTGTAAAATATTAGAATATACAACAACATCTTCTAATGTTACAGGTGGTATTTCCTCAACACAAATAATTAATCCTGGATTAAATTATGCTAGACTTCCTGGTATTAGTAGTATTGGTGACCGTGGAATAAATGCTACTGTAATTGCTCAGTCTACTGAAATTAATAAATTAGATAGTTTAACCGTTCCTGATGATGTTTATGGTTATCCATCCGATAGAACTCTTCAACCAGATGCTTTTGTACCTAGAGTTGTTAATATAGACAGTTTTGCAACTATTGATGAAGTTAAGGTAATTGATGGTGGTAAATTCTATATCAATGCTCCTTCTTTGGTTTTATTTGATAAATCAGATGGTAGTATTATTGATAGTGGACTCATTGTTTGTGAGTTAAGCGATTCTGCTGTAACTAAAGCAACTGTTTCTGTACCTCCTATTGGTCTTTCTAATAATGACTTTGGTATTGCCCCAATAAGAAATAGTAATGGAATTAGTATTATCAATGTTCAAGCAGCTGCTGGTATACTAACTGCTACAATTACTACTCCAGTTTTAGGGTATGTAACAGAACCAATAGTAATTGGTGACAAATTATTAGTAGAAGGCATTGGATATGATGCTGGAAGTGGTGATGGATATAACTCTGGTGATTATAAGTTCGTTCCATTTGAAGTTACTGATTATAATGATGCCGTTAACCCAAGAGAAGTCACTTTCAATTTAAATGGTATTTCTACAAATCCTGGTACTGGAGCAACAGTTTCCTTTGGATTTGGTCAATTAACACAAGCTAATTTTCTTGCTCAATTTGAAGTTGTTAAAGGTGCTTCTAAATTTATTGAAAACGAACCATTTAAAAGAAACAATAATCCAATAGCAGATGTTGCTTTAGACTTTATTGATTCTAATGCTGCTAAGATTATTGTTAGTGGTGCAGAACCTCTTGAAATCAATGATATATTAACTGGTAAATTGAGTGGTTCTTCATGTAGAGTAATTGGAATTCAAGAGTTTAATGGAAGTTTTGATATAGCATCTTCTGTTAAAACATTAGTTGGTTGGAGAGATAATGTTGGTATTATTAATGATACTAATCAAGTATTGCCTGATAATGATTATTATCAAAATCTTTCTTATGCGATAGAGAGTCCCAAAACTTATGAAGATTTAATCACCTATGTTAATGATATAGTTCATCCATCGGGATTGAAGAATTTTGCTAACACTGAAGTTATAGCAAAAGGTCAACCTGGTGACACAAATATTCCAGCAGAAGATGCTGGTGGTTTGGTTCTTGATTTTATTGGTGATCCACTTAGAGTTGATTCAATATATCCATATGATTTAGCAAGAGATTTTGAATCTCAGGGTAATATCTCTAAATTTATAGAATTGAGAAATACTCGACTTTCTGACTTTATTTTAAATAAAACAAACAGAGTTTTGAATATTGATGATATTAGTGATAAATTTGTATCTAATGAGTCTAATGATTTAAGTGATTTTAGAGTAATTGCTAATTATCCTGCAGGAAGATACTTCCAAAGATTTTTAACACAAACTGTTCATCATGCAGAAGATCCTGCTAAGAATCATTATCAATTGAATGAATTTATTTCTGTAACTGTTGATGAAAATACTTATTTGCTTCAAAAAGCAGATGTAACCAATTGGAATCAAGTTGCTGGTCTTGGCACTGGTTATGCAACTTTTGATACTCAATATTCTGTTCCTTTATCTCAGACTCAATTAATTATCCGTCCTAATGAACCATTTGACACTGATTATGAAGTTAAGTCACTACAGACTAATTTCTCAGATTCTCTAGGTGTTGGTTCTTCGGCATTTGGACATTTCAGATTAGAAGGTGGTAATACACAGATTAGTGCTGCTAGTACTTTAGGAACTTCTACTACTGGTAATATATTTGGAATATCTACTACATCATCACAAGCTGCTATTGTACAATTATTAGTAATTGATGAAGAAGGTGCTAAACAAGTTGATTATTTGGAATATGCACTTATGCACAATGGTGTTGACACATATCTAACTGAATTAGCAGCATTTAACTCAAAACAAAATTTAAGTGGATTATCTGCTCCTCAGTTTATTGGTACAGTAACATCTAAGATTGAAAGTGGGTTGGTTAAGTTTGATTTTGAAAATGGTCGTACAAATACTGTTAATGTTAAATTTAAGTCAACTATAGTTGATCCTTCTACTGTTGGTGCAGCTAACTATAGATTTAAAATTCCATTTACACCAGATGGTACAGAAAGAACTGCAAGACTTGAAGTTACAAGTCAAGCAAAATCTGGTATTACTACTGTGGTTGGTATTACTAGTCTTACTGATTTATCTGTTAAATCAACAATTCATGTTGGTTACGGTGAAACTCAATCTTTACATCAAGTTTATCTCTTATCTGATCCAGAAAAGAGTATGACTTTTATAAGTGAAACTCCTTTGGCAGCAGTTGGATCTACTAGTGGTATAGGTACATTTGGATCTACTTATAGATCAGATGGTACTTATGGATTGGAATTCCATCCATCTGTTTCTGGTATTGTAAGTGTTTCTGCTTATAATGAAGTATTATACAAAGATCTAGATCCTAATGGTACTATAGAAGGTATTGGTGAATTAAATTATGGAGAAGTATATGAAAATGTAGCTCAACAGCTATATTTGGGCATTAATAATAGAAATGTAAAATCATTTGATTTAACTTACCAAGGAACACCAATTTATGCTCGTGAAACAAATATTGCAGATGATACTAAAATATCTCGTTCAACTGGTGTATTCAACCAGATACATTTCTTCTCACAAGGAGAACAGTTAACATATACTCCAGATTCTAACTTAATTGGAATAGGTGGATCTGCACTTATCTATAGTACTGGTGCTGGTGTAACTGGTTATCTTCCTTCAGAAGTTTATGCTATTAAAGATAATAATCAACAGTATAGAATTGCATTAACAGAAAATGATGCAATGACGGGTATTGCAGTAACATTCTTAGATAATACTGGTACTGGTAATAAACATAGATTCTCTATGAGAAAGAGAGATGAAAAATCTATAATGTCTATTAGTGGTCTAGTTCAGAAACCAATATCATATACTTCAATTGAATATGATTTGGATCAATCTGTTGCTGGTTTTGTAACTGCATTTGTATTGAGTGGTATTTCATCTATACAATCAGGAGATCTTATTAAGATTAAAGATGAATATTCTATTGTAAGAACTGTTGGATTTGGTACTAATAAGATTGGTCCTGTTGTTGGAATTGGTACTTGGACTCTTGTAGAAGTAGAAAGAGGCGCAGTTGGTAGTTCTGCTACTGCACATGCTGCTGGTGAAACTGCGAGAATCTTTAGAGGATCATTCCAGATTTTAGATAGTAAGATACATTTTGCTAATGCACCTCTTGGTGGTGATATGGGTATAGTCAATGATGCCAATTTACCATATGCAAGAGCAACATTTGGTGGAAGGACATTCTTAAGAAAGGATTATGCTAAGAACCAAATCTTTGATGATATATCAGAACAGTTTGATGGATTAGAAACTACTTATCCATTAACATCTATTGGTGTTGCAGTTACTGGTATTGGTTCAACTGGTGGTAATGGTGTACTATTCATTAATAATATTTTCCAAGCACCATATAGTGAGAATAATGTTAATTCTAACTTTAAGATCATAGATAACCCTAGTGCAGGAATCGCTAGTGTAGTATTCACAGGTATTAGTTCTATAGGATTTGAAACGCCGATTATAGACATAGGTGATATTAATGAAAACCAACTTCCTAGAGGTGGTATCATAGTATCTCTTGCTTCTACACCAGGTCGAGGATATGCTCCATTTAGGGGCGCAAATGTTAAGCCTATACTTACAAATGGTGTTATTACAGATCTTGTTGGTGTTCCTACGGCAGGATCAGCAGTAGCTATTCAGACTGCATTCTATGATAATACAACTGGAATTATGGAGGTCAGTACATTTGGACC